CTCCGCTAGTAAAATCAATATAATTCGTAGTTGACAAAGTTTTACTTTGAGTTGGCAACAACGAATAATTTGCAGGTGTAAGTGCCATTTTAATTTAGTTTTTAAGTTTAAGCTTTACGCTTGATTTTTAATTTAGAACTATCCACACCATTTACAGCTTTAACTTTTAATCCATTTACGAAAACATTTTCAGGTGAATTGCGGCCAGGTTCATTTGAAATATTCTTAGAAGATCTTTCAATATCCTTAACTGCATCTGCCTTACCTTGCTCGTAAAAATGATTTACAATCGTATCTATATTTGATGCGGCATACAAAGCCTTGTGATATTCATTCATGCTTTTAACAGAACCGTTACCGTCAAGAAACTTTCCTAACACGTTGTTAACTTCTGATTGAACATCTGCAACGCTTGATGGATCTTTAAGACCATACCTAAATTTTTTTTCACCAATCTTGAAATCAAAACCTTTGAAATCATTAGTGAAAAATTTCTTAGTACGCTCTTTAAATCCTTCATTGCGCTTAAGACTTTCTTCTTTTTCTTGGTTATAGCGATTAAAGAACTCCATTGCCTTTTTCTGCTCATTAGACACGGTTGGTTTACTTTTAATTTCTTCATAATACTTGACCTTCAAGTTATCAAGAAATTTACGCGCTTTAGCAATTTCTTCTTTCTTCGCTAATTTCTTTCGTTTGACATCTCTGTCATCATCAATATCTTCATCATAAGCAAAGTTTTCTTCAATAAGGAAGTTTACTTCATCATAATCAAGATGTGATTTAGTATTTTTATAATACTCTCTAAGTAGAGTATCTTCATCTATATTAGAGTAATCTGCATTTAGCCGTACATAATCTTCAATTGTTCCACCAGTATCATTAATAAAGTCAACTAGTTTTTCAATATTTTCAGGAAGATTAATTTGTGGCGCTACGGGTTCTTCAACTGTTTCCTGTGCGGGTTCTTTTTCTTCATCTTGAACCTCCATAATAATAGGAGCTTCTTCTGCTTGCTTTACTTCTTCAACTTTTTCTTCGTTTCCTTCTCCCACTTCTTGCAATCCCATTTGGGTTTCTTCCCCGCTTTGATCGCTTTGCTGTGTGCTGCCCAACACGCTTTCCTCTGTGCTTTGTTCTTGAACGGCATCTTCTTCTTCTTTTACAGGTTTTTCTCGTAAATCAACTTTAATAACATCATCTTCTCGTTTTTCTTTAAAATCGCGAAGATCTACTTTAACATCTGACATAATAATATAATATATAATTAGTTAATAAAAAATTATCTTGGTTCAAACTGCTCCAAACCAAAACCACCTAAAGTATCTTGTCCTGCAGACTCAAAGTTTTTAGGTAATGTATTGTTTTTTCTTTGATCAATCAATTCGCTTTGTTGAGTTGCTTGAAGTTTTGTTCTTTTATCTTTTCTATCTTCTTTAGTATTTTCTACACTCATTTTAGCATTTGCTTGCATTTGTGCTAGCTGCATATTAAAGTCAAACTCCACCTGCATCAACTCTCTTTTAATATTAGCCTCTTCTCTAAGTCTTTGTATTTCAAATTGTGACTTAGCTTGCTCAATACTAACTTTTTCCTGAGTAAGAGCTTGCTGCTTTTGTACTTCTGCCATAGCCGCTTTCTCACTTGCCTCAGCATTTGCCTGAGCTTGCATTTGAATATTTTGCTGTTGCATTTGTTGCTCGCGCTGTAGTTTCTTCTTGCGCTTTTGCTTTAGCATTTCATTAGCAAGTTTGATATTATGTATTTCTCTAATATCAATAGCATCCTCTAAGTCAATACCACCAGATTGAAGTGCGATTTGAATGTTTTGCTCTAGTTGTGCTTTATCCTCATCTTCTGGCTCTAATTGCAAATAAATACCAAAGTCATGAAGATGAACATCTTGCATTTCTTCTAATGTTGATACATTGTACGAAGATATTGCATTTTCAAGTGCATTTTTAGTTAAAGCAAATTCTAACGAATCAGATATTCTCAATGAAACGTTTTCGCATGTTCTAGCGATCAAATAAAGACTAGCTTGTAGTGTGTGTCTAGTTGCAACATTCGACGCGTTAGCGGCCAACTTCTGTAGTCCTACGAGCATATCCTCTTTAGGCATGCTACCATCGCGAGCTTCATTAAGACCAGTTGCGTCTCTAATTAGTTGCAAATAATACTGGTATGTATTAATTAAAGAACCAATTTTTGCTTGACCATTAGATGATTGAAGCTCTTGTACTGGTACTTTACCTCTATTAATATCGCCGTCTTGCGTTAATGATCTACCAATTATACTACCAGTTTGGAAATACATATTAAGCGCCTCTTGCGGACTATATGCAGTTCCATTACCAAGATCAACCTCAGCTAAGCCATCTACATCTAAAAATACACCGTCTGGTACAACTTTAGATAATACTTGCTGAATTTTAAGATTAGTAATATTAATCATATCAGCAAAACCAGTAATTCTATTTACTGTAGAATCGATGCGACCTTTATACATTCTTGGCGCTGATATTGCATAGTTCATATTGACCTTTGTCAAATCAGCTTTAGGTCTTGTCATGTTTTTTGCTAGTCCCCAATCTAGCATTTTTTCATAACCTAAAATCTTTGCTCCACTATAGAGTGTCTCGATTGATCGTGATACTCTTCTAAAGGTATCGTTTTCTGGTGGATTAAATGTATCGTCTTTTTCAATGGCTTTCTCCAAACCATAACCACCCTGCTTTAATTTAAATACTTGGTTTGAATATGTTTTATATTCAAAAAACAATACAGCAACAACATCGTCGCTATATTCTTGCCATCCCATCAAGTATTGATTAGTACCTTGATAGTTTTGTATTTCAATTAAGTCTTCATCTGATAAATATGGAAATTGCTTTTTAACCTCTGATAGGTGCATAAGCTTAACCTCTCCAACATAATAAAGATCTTCAAAATTAGGATCTTCTGTATATGACCAAACCATTTTAGCTGGATCACAATATTTTATTTCAATACCACTTGCTTTTGTCCATTGTGTTTTTACTGCAGAAATACCAAGCACTGTTAGATCGTAATTTAGTCTTCTTCGTATTAACTCAAATTTATTACGATCAAGCGTGTTATTTATTAATTCTTCTTCTGCAATCTCAATAGAAGGCTTGTATGATAATTGCATGTGTAGATCAACCTCTTCTTTTGTTTCCGGCAGATCAATGTTTGATGGGGACTTAAATAGATTTAAACCAGTTTGTTGTTGTATCATCTCTAACTGCTGCTTAGCCATCATGTCACGCATAAGATTAGCGGCGTAGTTAGTTCTCTTTTTTATTGATTCAGGATCTTGAGCGTAAGCGTTAATTTTGTATCTTTTTTCAGACATACCATTAACGATAATGTCAACAAACTTTGCTACAACTGGAACTGGTCTCCAATCAAGATTCAAATACGAAAGATCACCATTAATGGAAAGCTCGTCTTTATATTTTTGTATTGACTGCTCTCCTCTTGCGTATAGTCTTAAGTTATGAAAATTACTCCAGTTTGTCATAAAGCGATTACCTGGTCTACCTTGACCAAACCATTCGCCTTCAATTGCTCTGGCAACTTGATAACCATAATCCATGCTAGCCTTCTCAGCGTCACTGACCACTTGGCTTGGAAATGCACTTTTAGGATTAGTATTAAGCTTCATTTATAATCTATTTAATCTATAATTTTAGATATTGAACCAGAGTTATCATATCTTTTGAAACCCAAGCTAATATTTTTTCTTACAACTTTATTTACTGGTGCATATAAGTTTTTATTACATGCCATAATAGCTAAACCAGAACTTATCGTAGCATCAAACTTAGTTCTTCTATTTATATCAAATCTAGCCCACTCTTGTAATGTGCGATCAAAATACATGTCACCATATTCTCCGTCACCTATAATACCAACTGCTTCATTGATATATGACTCAATTGCAGCAGCGTGGGCTTGTTTTATATCTTCACTAGAGTTTGGTATTCCACCAATATCTCTTTCTGTTATAGATAGTTTGTTATAAACTTTATCTGGTCTGTTCATAGAAAAACCTCTATAACCTCTTCGTTTGATATAATATAAAAGTCTTGGTTTATTATTTTCTGCAAGCAATGGCATACCATAAAAAACAATCGCCATTAATACATCTTCAAAAAATATTTCTGCGGTTTGTGGTCTAGCTATATATTCTAAAAAGAAGTGCTCTGGTGGAGCATCTTCCATTGAAAACTTTGTTTTGCCGTGCAAAGAGCCTTTCGATCCTCTACCATCCACTGTTCCAGATATATCATATGGATCGCATCCAAAAGCCCCAACGTGCTCATTACCAGGATATTTAGTTCCGTTTTTGACTATAATCCTATTTTGTAAATTGCTTGGTGGCACCCATGATATTAAAAATCTACCATCATTGTTTGGTACAAAGATAACATTACTGTCTTGAATACCATTTTCCCAATGAAAAGAACCCCTTGTTAATATACTAGTATTTCTCAGGTCCTGATTATAATCTATCTGCTCGTAGATTTTTTGTAAATTAAATATCGACTGTTTTGCCTCATCTCTAAACGCGTGTTCTTCTGTTCTTGGAAACTGTCGATAAAATTCATTTAGTGCATCTTGATCATCTTTTAAACCTTCTGCTTCATTAATCCAATAATCAATAACACCTAACCTTATTTTTTCACCATGAAAACTTATTTTCGGTATTTCTGGTGTATCAAAAACTGGCATACCATACTTGTCCATAAATCCTTCATAGTTCCACTCCATTGGTATAAATAAACTATAAAGTCCAGACTTTGTCTGCCCGTTTTTATCTCTTTTAGTAACGTCTGAATCGTAGTATAATTTTTTAAAGTTTTCTCCTCCTTTATCTAAAGCATTTGATGTGCTACCCATCATACACTTACCAACGATTCTACCGCCAAGTCTCATTGTGGTTTTTGTTACTCTCCAGTTGTTCAATATATTTTCTGGTTTCTCCCATTTACCAGATTCATCATGAACTAATAAAACTAGTTTTTCACCATCATAAGAGTTATCAGCAGTGTTTTTCCAATCTATTGTTGTATCAAGACCTTCAAGCTCTTCTTGCTCAGTCTTTGATTCAATTTTTCTTCTAGTTAATTTAGATGCAGGTACTCTATATGACAATTCAGTTTTTGGTCGATCCATACCATCCTGTATAGGTTTGAAGAAGAAAGGATAATTGGTTGACATAGGCACAACCTTGTCGGTGAAAAGTTTTTTTGCATCTGGTCCAGTTTTAGAAAGTATTCCAAATCTACTATCACTTGAAATAGTAGCCAAATTAACTATTTCAGAAGCAGCCATAAATGAAAAACCAGATCGTCTATTTTTTAAATAGCATAATCCATATGATCTATCATCAGCTTTACATGCCTCCCAAAATATAAAGAATAATCTATTTGACTCTCTAAATTCAGCTTCACCAACATCAATCTTAGTCCACTGCAAATACATATAATGTGTGCCAGTGATATACGTATTTATTCCATTGTTCTTAAACCAAAAACCATCATCGCGTCGTTCAAACTCTTCATTAATATAACTATGATATTTTTCTTTGAATTCTTCTGGGTAATCTCTCCAATCAAAAACACTTTTTATTCTGTTAAGATCTTTATGCTTTGGAAGTCTTTCCCAATATTGATCTTCTTTTTTATTTGATCTACTATATACTTTACTTGGCTCTTTAGGCAGCGCTATTTTAACGTTTTGTATTTCGTATATGTCACCTATTTGACCAGTTTTGCTTATGACGACAATGTCGTACTCATCATCATAACCATACTTCCATTTTTTATATCTATTTAACTTATCAAGCTTTGTCTGCTTAATAGGTTGAATAATTTTATATAATGATTGTTCGTACATTATTTTTTAGATCTCTTCTCTGCGAACCCAGTGAACACTGCTTCTTTCTTTTCCTCTTCTTCTGGTTTACCACCTTCAAGTGCTAAGTTCTCCTCTTCAATGCGCTTTAGTATTTCAAAGGCATCGAATATTGCGAGTTTCTTTGTAGCAGCGGCATTTTTAAGTCTATCAGCAGATACATCTTCATCGGTATCTACTATTGGTTCTTTAGCTACCTTGATTAATTCATCAACTGCCACTCGTCCAGCTTGGATTATATTCTTGCGTGTTTCTTTTGTTTCCATGAGAAAGAACAATATTATTAGATTTCATACAATACAAAAGCTTGCCATCAAAAATAAACTCAAATTCTGAGTCAGGCGTAAAGCAAACTAGATCACCTTCATTAATATCTAAAGACTTATTACCGTATATTAAAATACCATGTAATGGCTTTTCAATATTTGTGGTATTGTCGTCTGCTTTAATTGGTTGAACAAAACAATAATCTTGATATGTCTTCCAATCATCATCTATATTTTTATAAGCATATATTTGCTCTTGAGAGACAGCATACATACCGTTAAACATGTAACTTCTACTGTCTTTTTCGTTGCCCCTAACATCGTAGAATCTTCTAAACACATTATGATGCACTATGACCTCATTTCCCGGCTCTAGATTAGTTTCTATTGCCTTTGGTGTAGCAATGATCTCAGCGCGTCTATTAACGTTTCTAAATGACTCTATTCGCGTATTAGTTACAAAGTCTTTACCAGCTAGTTTTTTAGTATTGTTATACCTTTCACCAATTGGTTTTACTATAAAATCGTACAGACTATTCATCAGTAATTCAAATCGTACTCAACTGATATGGCCATGTTGTGATTAAACTTTTTCCATGGCAAAACGTCGTCATCTTTTTTTATGAATATACTATAAGAGTTTTCTTGTTCATCAAATAGAATATTGCAAATTTCATGACCACCATACACTTGCTGACCCACAGCATAGTGCATTGCATCGTTTTTATAATCAGATCCAATACTTATTTTTCTAATAATACTATTTATTTTCATTATTCAACTCAGTATATGATCCATCTGATAAATCAATACTAATTGAACCGTACTTCTCTTCTAGTCCTTTACGTGTATTATTAGACTCTTCTATTAAATTTGAATACGAATTAATTAGTTGTGATTTTTGCAACTCGATGTTTGCGATCTGTCCAACTATAGTGTCAATTTTATTTCGTTGATCTAGTATAAGATCAAGCTCTTCTTTTTCGATTTTCATTTAATTAAATTTAATTTGTATTAGTTTTAAATATCTAACGGGTCTGGATTATAGGGAGTAATTGAGTCTACCTCCGTATATGTCCAACCCTGCTCATCAACCAATGATTTAAAGTTGTCGGTAATAAACCAACCCTCTTCGCAGTTGATTAGCTTTAAATAGCTACCGTCACCGATTGCTGGTGATGTGCTTTCTGTATAATTTGTTTCAAATAATAAATACATATCTTATCTGTTTAATGCTGTGTTGTAAGTTGTGATTGCGTCATAAAGGTCTTGGGCTTGATTAGCTGTAAGTCCTAGTCCGATGTGCGCAAAGTTTATAGTGCACGTTGCGAAAAATGTAGGTGAGTTATTCGTGTTAGATGTGCCTAAAAAGTATGTATATGTAGATTGACCTGTTGATGCAATGTCGTTAGTTGAAATATCCGCAGCATCCTTAAATAGGTTAGATGTGGTTGAACTGTCTCTATTAGCTATGTAATGTCCCGTGGTTAGCCCCCCCGAAAAATTTTTACCTGATGCGTTGTTCACACTCCAATATGTATTAGCTGTAAACTCCGTTATAGAATTATAGTAGTTGGGCGAGGTAGTCCTTGACGCCATTACCGTGCTGTTACCTGACGTGTACGCTTGTAGATTTAACCCAAAAGCGTGGCTATCCTGATTACCTACGGATGGCGCATACCCCGTATCTCCATATTGCGTAGATCCATTAAACGCTACCCCCGCGCTAGAATGTGTGGGATTATTCCACCAAGTTATGTTATAGTTTGTTGGATCTTTAAGGTTGTATGCCGCTGCTGAAAGTGACGTTGGTGAAACAGGGTAAATAGCGTTCATATCGCTCCACACATCTGTGTTATTAGTCGTGCTTCCTGTACCTTTTAAATCCTTCACTAGCTGGTTTACGGCTTCACATTCAGCCCTAGATGTAATACCCGCGGATGATATGTAAGCAGCAGCATCAGGGTCGCTAACCAACACCGTAGTGTTGTAA